TCAGGATCGTATGGTGACTGTGAGATCGCGGCCGGGAGAGCCGGCTCCCGATGAAGGAACGGAGACGATATCGACAGAAACCACGGCGCCGTCGGGCAGAGGCGCAAGATTGAATCCGCCCACAGTATTCGACAGCACGGCGCCCGGGGGAATCGTGAGAGAGCAATACTCCGCCCCGTTGACCAGAACGCGAACCACGACCGGACCGCCGCTCGGGGCTTCACGAACCACCGCAAATACATCGCGGACTGCGCGCCAGCCACTGACGATCGCCACCGGCGAAGCGCCCGACTCGATCGCGAGGAACCCGTCGACCTGGCACATCAACTGTCCACCCGACAAAGTCCGAATCCCGCTGTCAACGTTCGCCGTGAAGCTTCGTTGTGCGACTGGACTGTTACCTCTCGAGTTCGTCACAAAGAGCTCTGCGGCAGCCACGCGCGCGTTGGGTAGATAAATAGGAAAGGAAAAGCTGCCGCTGGCCGGACTGCCAAAAAAGTCGCGGACGAAGGGCAGCACGTTCACCCGCTTCTTCAGGTGAAAGACGCCGTCGCCGCCCGCGTGAGCCGCGATCGGAGTTCCGAAAACTCCTCGCTCCACTTGATAGGAGTTCGGCTCGTCCACTGCCAGCACGCGCATCACTTCGGCGCCGATCTGAATGTACGAGCCAGCCACCGCCGCAGCGCCGCCGCTCAACACCAACCCGGCGGCATCTTCATCGATGGGATTCAGCAGATGGCTCGTAGTCGGCGACGACAACTCGTCCCAGTAGTACACAGTCAGCGTGCCGCCGGTGATCGTTCGCGTATTAGCCAGATCGCTAAAGCCAACACTCAGGACTTCCAGGCTTCCGTCGCCCGAGGCGAATAGCCCGAAGACGGGCTCGCCCGGTTCGCTGGCATCTAGTCCCTCACCGCCTGCCGCTCCGCCAACGCGCCAGCGTGTCACCGGCGAAAGCTCGATCGGGCACTCCTCATCGCGGGAGTTGGCGGACCTTCCGGCAATCTGTATGGTGACGCCACCGCGGTTCGGGACCTCGAATTCCGCCCGGTCGGTCCGGCTCATCGCGCCAAAGCGCCAGCTCGACTCGGCGATGACGAACTTGCTCGCTGAAGTGGGAATGATCGTCCAAGGTCGGTCAATCGCGAGTGTGGTTGCGTCATTGGCGATTATGCCCCGCTCTTGCCCTTGACCCGGTCCCGACAGAATCCGCACCGAGCTTCCACGGTGCTCGTTGTGAATCATCGTAAGCGACGGATGACCAACCGTAGTGGAAGTAGCGATCGTCGCGTGATGGGCAGGCCTTTCCTCGAACCGCCAGTAAAAGTTCGCGTGGTCGTAGTCCGGGTCGGGCGGAGGAAGCAGAAGGGAGGGTAGTCCGTCATCGACGAACTGCGAGGAGATCGGCTGATTGCTCGCGATCCGGACCATTTGCTGCGGACTGATTCCGCGATAGACGCACATGTGCGTCGCATCGGGGTCGAAGCTAAGTCCCTTGAGACGAACAGCGCTCTCGGCGCCTTCTGGAATTCTTGCCCGAACGCTAAAGGAGAGTCCGCTCTCAGCGCCGTCAGCATCAACAGCGCTGACGGCATAATACAGGGTCTGGCTTGGAGGCAGCGACCCCGCCCCGGCGATCACGTCCGCCGCGAGGCTGAGTCTTGGAATGGATGCTCGGCTCGATCCTGGGTTGGGCGGCAGCATGAATCCCACCCGCAGCAGCACCTTCGCGCCGCCATCCGATTCCTCTAGCGCCACCTCTTCAACTTCGAATTGCGGATTGTTATCGTCATCCAGCAGCTTGCCAACGAGCGGCCTCGGGATACCGGTCTCGCCTCGCGGTTGCCGGCGCCGCCTCCCGCCAGTACCGCCGTCGAGCGCATACCAGCTTTCGTCGTGAATCTGCGCTGTGATTACCACCGTGCGGAAGTTTAACGCCGGGGCTATTTTGATTACACGGAAAAGCTGGCGGTCGAAGCCTTCCTTCAGATAACTCAACGCAATCAGATCACCCGGCCGGACCGTCAGACCGCGAATGCTCGTCTCGAACTCGACGAACGTATTCCCATGGACGGACCGCGCCAGGTGGCGCCGGACGACGCGCATGGCTTGATCGAGATTTGCGACTCCAAGAGCGGGGACCGACGCTGTTACTTCCTGTCCGGATGCCAGCACATCCTCGGCATCAATCAACGAGACGCTGTCCTGCTGATACTCGTTAAACGCATCCTGGAATTCCAGGCTCATTCGATTCGGCGTGTCCGCAATCGGGCGTGAGAAAACCTCTAGCGACGACTCGCCGTTCTCGCGCCTCAAGATCCCCGAAGATCCGTTCGAGCCATCGCCGAATTCGTACGCGGGCCAACCGCCGAAAATCGGGCTCGCGCTATTGCTCCCCGCGGGCTTTTCCGGCTGCTGGTGAACGATCTGATCTTCGATCCGAAGCTCCAGCCGGCCCCCAACGCCATAAGTGAGCGATAAACCGGCGCCCGTCCTTATGCCCCGGATGACCTCAGCCGCGCTTTGCCGCCGCCGAAGCGCAAGATTGCACTGATACTTCGGAATCTCGATGAGATTGCCATTGAGATCCCGTGCGGCCTTTGGTTGATTGCACCAGTCCGCCGCCCGGGCAAAGCTGGTCAGGTCGAGATCGCTGAGTGTCCACCCGATCCGCCGCAGGATGTCCAGGATAATCCAGGCAGGGTTACTGGAAAACTCCTCACCAATATATCCGCCCTCTGCGTCGAACACCGACACCCGGAGACCTTCCACTAACACCTCGACTCGCGGAAGGCTTCGCCCGTCGCTCACCCGGTTCGGCACGACTAACGACAGATAGGCCATGCTGCCATACGGATCGCCGAGCGGACGCCCCATCGAGTCGGCAAAATCGAGATTGAAGGCGCCCGTGCGGTTTCCTGCGCTGACTAATTGAAACCATCCCGTCGAACTCATATCGCGCCGGCTATCCGCGGCGGGAATTTCGACGCCGTTCACCAGCACCTTCGTCACGCCCGCAATCTCGCCAACTGCGACCAGCACCTCCATGCGCGTCAGGTTTCCGTCATTCCTGGCGAACACGACAGGAGGTTGCAGCCACGCAGTCCCGTAAACCATCGGCACGAAATCGTTGTACCGGGCCGTGTTCTCGGTCGGAATAGACAAGTGACGGCCTTGCTCGCCCGCACTTCGCACCAGCACGCTAGCCGGCACAAATCCGATTCCGCCAAAACGCGCCGTCGTCCTGCCCGCGCTGTCCCGGTCGAACATTCCCCGCGCCTGGCAATCCTCCCGCGTGTACCCGCAGGAAGTGAATGGTTCGGTGCCGTTCCAGTTCCCGACGCCGAGTTCTTGATCCGGCGAGTAACCACATCGGAAAAATGGCGAATACTTCCCGTTGTCGCCGCCGTGGACAGCCTCGGCTCTCTGCTCCTCATTCGCCGGAAAGTGCCATGCGCACCGGCGCTGAATGCGAATGCTCGGTAGAAGCACTCGCTGAAGATTCAACCGGCTTGTGAACGCCAGCCGGAACCGCGATTCCGTGTACAGTTCAGGCGGATTTGCTGTGCCCTTAAACAGGACCATCGGCTGTGTAGTGGCCGCACCGGATTGGAGATCAAAGAAGGCGAATCGCAAAACGAGAGAAGCTCCGCGAAATCCGACTGTCCGTTCGATCTGGGAGAAATGGGAATCAGCATTCGCAAGGGTCACAGAGAGCCGGGACGCGCCATCAATCCCATCGTCTGAGCCCGCTCTCAGCTCGAATGCGTTGTGAGAGAGGATGCGTGCCTCGTAGTCGTTGCCGTTCACGCTGATGGAGTGCGTCGCCCATCGCTCCACACTTCCGTCGCTTAACGTGCACTCGAAAAGCAGAATCGGCGTATCGAGAATCTCTCGTTCCTTGATCGAGTAAATGCTCACGCCGCCTCCAAAATGGACTCCAGCGTCACGACGGTCCGGTATCGTCCCGGCCCTTCCGACCAGCACTCCAGCCGGTCGGAGGCAAATCTGGTCGTCGGGAAGATTCCCGATCGGGCTTCGCTGCGCTTGTAATCCGACGGAACCGGTTGAGCGTCAAGCTGCGCGCCGAAGGCCGCAACAGCCGCCCCGGCGGGAATCTCAACGCCGAGCTCGGTCTCGCCGTAAGCTCCGCCTCCCGGACCCGATAGTTCAACGCGCCGCCAGTCGGCCGATATGCGAATCTCTTTGTGTTCTGTCGCGCGGAACAGAGTCACTATTTGGGGTGTATCCGATCTCAACCAGATGCTGAATGCCGTTACATAACTGGATGGGATCGCCACCCGCTGCATCATCCTTTGGTTTGTGACGCTACTGTTGGTAAGCAGCCGCGCATTCGTCCCTCCCAGCGGATCGGAAATGCCGTTAGTAACTTCCAGAAACGGATCTTTTACCCAAACCACTCGCTCGAATTCCTCACTCCAGGCAAGAAGATTCGAACTTGGATCGAAAAAGACGAACGTTCTCAGGCGTCCGCGCATCTCCTCGTGCAGGCCTCGAATCGCTTCCCACTCGGCGGTGCTCAGGTCCTCGTACTCAATGCGCCACGCCGTCTGCGCCGTACTCCAGTCCTGAAACTGCACATTCCGTCCGTCCAGAAGTTCGTTCACAATCGTCCGCCGCCGGCTGGTTACTCGAAAAGGAAACTGGACCACCGCGCCCGAGCTAAGTTGGGGATACGTCCTCATGCCAGGACCTCCACGATCTCGATGGAGGACGCTGCCCGATTGTGCGATCGGAAGTCCACTTCGAGAACATCGGATGAGAAAGCGCAGTTGGCTACTTCCTCACCGGTCCAGGGGTCGACGAAGGTGAATCGGCCGAATCTTCCAGACTGTTGTTCGAAAAACCTCCGCACAGCGTTCACTTCCGTTTCGTCCAGTAGATCCAGCCTGATCCGCCAGTGCCGCGCACCGTCCGCCGATTGACAGAAGCGCTGTTCTGCTCCATCCACAAATCGAAGCACTTCTGTTCGAAACGTTCTCCCGGCGCCAGACGGGTACTGAGTGATGGCGTTCGTTTTCAGTCGCGGGAATAGCGCCATTCTTCTTACGCCTCGTGGATCACATCGTTGACGGAATGCGAGTGCAGCATCGCCTCGCGCAGGGCCTTGGCGATGTCATCCGCTCGATCCAGGATCGAGCGGCTGTCGAGAGCCTGGATCTGAACCGTCACGTTCGTCGGGTAAGCGGACTGCGGACGACTCAAATCGTCGGCGCCGAGATTTCCACTCACGGGACCCACTACCCGCGGCAGGGGTGCAATAGCCGAAAGGTCCGGCCGCTGGGCAGCGGCCTCTCGCGGCTTTCCATACTGATCCCAGTCGAACGCCGCAGGCGCAGCCCCAGGGAAGAGTCCCGCTTCGATATTCAGCGCCCTGGGTCGAGGCGCGGGCAGCGGTACTTCCGTTTCCGGCGCGCGCGATCCCCGGAAGAGCTTGGCGATGCCGCTGATGAGCGGACTAAAGAACAGGCCGCCACCAAGAGCATTCAGAATCGACCGTCCTGTATTTGTTACGGAGGCGCCTGCGGAGCGGCTGGTTGTGTTCTGAGTGAGTGCGTCGGTATTCTCGCGCAGGCGATCATTCTGAATTCCTGCCAAGGAAACCAGGGCTTCCATCTGCCCGCGCAGCCGGTCCGCACTCTGCGGAAAGGAACTCGCCACGGCCCGAAGAAGCTCTCGCTCGCTGTCTGCTCTAGCCATCTGCTTTCGCCTTTCGAAGTTCTGACTCCAATGCAACAATCGCGTCCGCAAGCCGCGCGGGCAAGTCCAACAGGCTGTGTCTCGCTATGCTCCAGGCGACGAATGACTCCAGAAGAGCTGCGCTCTCGGCTGTGACATATGAGGTTGGGCACTCTGTGGTCGACAAAGTCGAACGGACCCACACCACTCGCTCGGTTCCGCGTTGCTCTATTGGCAGATACCCGCACCGCCTGCTTTTCTCCAGCCCTCGCTTGCGGCAGTCGTCGCACCTCCATCCGGCTGGATGGGTTTGGTAAAAGTGGAAGGCGACGATTAGTTTTTTCGTTCTTCCTCGCTCAATCCGCACTCGTGCCGGACCGCCTCGACCATCTCCCGGTATAGAGCCTCCGGCCCTTTCTCAATCACGAGATCCACCGTGGCAGGCTCGCCATCGATCGTCAGGCCATCGATCGACTCTATGCCCCACTGCAGGTACAGCCGCTCGATCTCCAGCCCAAGACTCGATGCCTCTAACTTCTCCGAGAAGCTCGTTCCAGCTTCCGCAAAATCCATGCGCGCCGACAGTTCACGAATCTGTTTGGAGAGTTCGATGCGGCGTCCAAGGGAAACTCGCCGAACCTCGAACCATACGCCGGGAAACGCGGCCGATTGCTTACGTAACCTGCTGGAGTAGTCCATGGAGGTCATCCGAAGGCAACGAATATCTCGTCCTCTGCTATGCCCTGCGCCACCGAACTGTCGAAACGCCATTGGAGCCGCGTCTCGCTGTCATCAAACTCTGGAATCTCCGGAACGACGCTCGTCAGCCACACTCCGCACATCTCTCCCGGCTGCTGCCCAAGCTGAAAGAAGACGCTGATCGGTGAGCGCTGCCGGGCCGCCTGGTAGAGCGCCTTCGTGGCGTCGTTATCTCGCTCAAAAAGACTGAACGAGAGCGTTACGCGTCGCTCTCCTGCAACGAGACAGCCCGATTGGCCGCCCCCAAACTCACGATCCCGGAGGTCGATATTGTTCTCGACCGTGATCTCCGCAGACGTGATCGTAAAGAAGCGCGTTGCAAATGGACCCAGCCACGCCTGGCCCAGGTGCCCTGGAACGATCGAATAGTCAAATCCTGCGCTAGTGGGCTCGGGCGGAAACGATGTCAGGCCGGAGGAACCCGCACCCGTGAAACTCGCGCTGTCAATCAGATCCTTCGCGACGCCGGCGAACTCCAGCTCGTGAAAGTCGCCGTTGATGAGGATCTTCATTCGATCCACGCCACCGCCACATACCAGCCGGTGAACCGCAGTTTCCGGACTCCAATAGTCATAAATACTCACGCTCGGCAGCCGGTGTCCCGGCCGGTAAGATACAGTGCCTCCGACATAGGCCCCTGGTCCCGGCTGCAACGTGAAGGCATGGTTCAGCACGATGGACGCGGCGTCCGGCACGGCCGCAACGAACCGGATCTCGCCTCCGAATGTGACGGCTTGGCCGAACCGCAGGTCGTGGGACGAGGTGAACGTAATCCGCCCGGAGGAGTCCGCAGACGCCACCTCCGCTCCGCCAAAGCTTTCGGGGGCGCCACCGAGCGCCCCTTGCACCAGGCTGCCGTAAGCAGGCCCCGTTACCGGATCCCCAGATGAGCATAGGTACGTCTTCACCTCAAACTGAGTCTGCTTGCGCAGATCAAAGGAGTATCCGCGAAAGGTTCGGCTACCGGTTTTGTCACGCCGTGCGGGACGCTCCGCTCGCTGGATTGCCGCGAACCGCACCACCGGAATGCGGTCAGCCGCCGTCACCTCGGCGGCGTCGCCAAAGCCGGTTTCGATGGCGGCGTACAGGCGCTCATCGTTTGAGGAAATGTAACAGGCCATTCTTGTCTCCTTAGTTCACGCTCACCCGCAGCTCAAAACGGACCCGCGCCGATTGCACGTAGTGCCGCCCACCATGGCGGAGCGGCTCGAACTCCACGACATACTCGCCCCCATAGAAGGCGCCGCTGCCCCAAGTCCCTCGGCTCAAATCCAGGACGCTTGTAATTGCCTCCACTTGCAGCCGCAAACTCGTTTCGAGACCATCCACCCTGTCTCCCGATACACGGACCTCCGCCACCATCGCCACTGTGCCGGAAAAAGTGCGGAACTTTTCGGCCAACTTATTCTCAATGCGCTCGCAATAGACGTGGACACTCGGATAGGTCGCTCCGGCGCGCTTCTCCAGCAAGTCACTGCTCGCATTGGTTTCTATTACTCTCGCCGGCTCAACGGTTCCAGGCGGAAGTCCCTCGTTCTCTTGAAGCCGTGCCAAGGCGAAAGGTAGACCGGTTTCCGCCCGGAGGCGGCTCGCCAACTCCCGGACTGCCTGCGTCCCGATTCTCGTCATCGTGGCGCTCCTAAATCGTTTGGATCCTGCGAAGGAAGAAGTCAGGGCGTTGTCCGTCGCCCACCGGCTCTCCCGGCATCAAGCCCGCCGCCGGCGCAGTCCATCCGGTCCCAGCTTCAAGCGGAGCGTCATTTTGACGCGTAATTCGCTCGCCGATCTTGCCCGCGTACACGTGCCAGCGCAGTCCATTTTTCGGGGCTGCGCCTGGGTGAACGACTGGGACGCTTCCGTCGGTTGACGTGAACAGCACCGCGTTCGACGGAGCGCCGATCTGACCTGCCGCGTTTTCCCATGCGACCCGGATCTCGTAGATTCCGTTTTCCATCACGCCCGCACTCGCCCCCACCGAAGGCTCTGCGGCCTTGCTCACCGGCGCCTCGACGACTCCCGGACCAACGTGGAAGTATCTTGATGCTGCTCGCGTCGACTGCCGTTCGTATTCCTGCCACTTCATCCGGTACCGGTCATTCAGCTGGCTGTGGTAGCAATCGCGAAAGATCAGCTCCAACGCATGCATGGCGAGCCACTGAAAGAGCAGATCGCTGCTGACAATCTGATTCAGGCCAATGGTCGACGGCCCCAAATCGCTCGCCGTGCGTTCGGTCAGGTACTCGAAGATATCCGCGCCAACCTCACGCTGAGCCAGGTCGATCTTTCTGGTCAGATCGATCCCTTCACTCTTCGCGACGGCGAGGATGGAGCTTTCATAGCTTCTCAGATCTTCGATAGTAAGAATCGGACCATCTGTGAAGAGTGCCATGGTTTTGACCTAGCGCTTTCTGGTTTTCTTGATCTCGTGATGAACGTTGTTGATCTCGGCTAGAAAAGTGGTTTTCGGTTCTGCCAGCCGCGCCGCACTCTCCGCCGTCTCTTCCCGAACTTTCTTGCGATGACGCTCTGACTCTTCTTCCGTGGCCAGCCGTGCCCTCCGATCCACAATCATCTTTGCGGCGAGCGAACGGCTGAGTTCGAGGAGCCTGCCCTCGCGCCCGCCGTCCGGAGTAGCGAGAGTCGACACAACCACTTGATCTCCCGGTAAGGAGTCTTCTACTGCACGAATCTTTTGGAAATAGCCTTTGACTTCCATGAAGCCCTCACACAAAAAAATGGGCGGCCGGATCGCCCCATGTGATTCCGGCCGCCCGTCTCGCAGTTCTGAATGACTGCGCTAGCTGCGGACAACGATTCCGTGGTTGTTGCGCAGGACGCCGACGCCGTAGAGAACGTCCACGGTGAACTGTTGCGCCAGCGTATTGGGCTGGTAACTCATGACCACGCGGACGCCGAAGTTGCCGAGCTCGGCGTACTCCGCGACAGCGCCCGTACCAGGCAGCGGTTGCGGCAACCGCCGCACGACCATGCCGATGGCGTTCTTCGAGAACCCGAGATTCCACGTGGTGACCGGCGAGGTTCCCGTCTTCGGAATAAACTGCGACCGGAAGACGTAGAAGTTCTTGATCTTCCCTACCTCGCCGTCGATAAGAGTCTTCAAGCCCGCCTCGCCCGCGGTCTGAAACTCGCTGAATCGCGGGATCGAACGCAGATTCGAATAGGCGTTGCCGTCAACGACCAGGTACCGTGGCATGCTCAGCGGAACCTTGGCGTTGAACAGCGCCGTTTCCGCCTGCTCAATCGTGTTCTCCGTCAGAGCAGTCGCCGCCGTACCCACCGGAGCATTCGCCGTAAAGCTCGGCGCCAGCGCCAGCAGATCGGTCTCCATCTTCTCCGCAATCGCGATAACCGCCGGCTGAAGATAGACCTTCATCAGGTCCGGGTACGCGAGCGCCTTGGTCACGTCCGGAATCTGAAAGGACGCTTCCAAGTGAGTATTCAAAGTGATCTGCGCGTTGCCGAGATTGGGATTCTGTGTCGCCACGGTTCCCGTCTCGCCAATGTTGTTGGCCACCAGTGGCGGCGGAATCGGCACATTCACCGTATCCCCCGCTTGCGCCAGGACAGGCTCGAAATCTCGATTGACCAGGTTCCCCATGACAAGGTTCCCCATGAGCGCTGGCAGTGCTTCGGCTGCCACCAGCTTGACAATCGCTTGAGCTACGTTCGCTGAAGTAATGTTCGGCATTCGTTGCTGTTGTTCCTTTCTCTAGTTGCCTACATGCCTCGGAAGGCTTGGTTGGCGACGCGCACAATCTCTTGCCGCACCCGCTCCAGCTCCTCCGCACTCATCCCTGGTTGAATCCGGTCTAGGTCGACTTTCGGAAACTCTTTGTCTGTTCTGGTTTCCCTTAGCTGACCCGATCCGCCGGTCATCCGCGCCGGAAGTAACTCCGGATTTGCGTCCAAAAACTTTCGCAGATACGACGTAAGCTCCTCGCTCCCGTTTGGCCCTTTCGCCATCAGCCTGCCGCTCTCATCGCGCACGATGTCTTCCTTCACGGCCCGATAGGCAAGTTCGACCTTCGCTACGCCCAGACGTTCCAGTTCCGCCCGAACCGCCGCCTGGCGATCTGACTCCTCAGCTTGCGCGCGGCTGCGGCGGTTCTCCTCGATCAACTGGTTCAGCTTCTGCTCCAGCTCCAGCCGCTGCGAACGTTCCGCGGAGAGTTGGTCATGACTCGCTGCTTCCTGCTGTTCCCGAAGTGCGTCTCTTACGGCCTCGCGAATCAGGGTGCGAAGGTCCGGCGATTCCGTCGCCGCCTGCTCGGCGGCTGTTTCTTCAACCATTCGTTTGTGCCTCCTCGATCTCCCGGCTGATCTGGTCCTTCACATCGGCGCGGAGGTCGGCTAGATATTTGAGGGCCAGCTTCTTCTGAACCTGCTTCCGCAAGGTCTCAGATGGAATGCCTAGCGTCAGGAGCCGTTCGCCACTCGCCAGTTCCGTGGAGAAATCCGCCAGATCAAAGTCGTCCAAGCCGGTGACATCCACTTTCAGGCCATCCCCACGGACCGCCTCGATCGCTCGCAGGATGTTCTTCATGACATCCTTTACCTGGTCCCCCATCGCCCGCAGCACTTCCTCGGTGAAGTGGAAGTCACGCTGCTTGCTCAGGCCCGACTGCGCCACCTCCGCATCGAATGTGCTGCCGCCTTGGCCGCTCATGTAGCACACGCGGTAGATTTCCTTCTGAAGCCGGGTAAGGTTGTCCGCGGCAAGCTGGTAAACGTGCCCTTCCGGCTCGGTCCATCCGAACTTGTCTTCCGGACCAAGCTGGATGTAATAGCTTTCGCCGATCATCTGCTTGAACTCCCGGTCGGAATACACAACCGGCATCGCGAACAAACCCATCGTTAACGCCCAACTGAGAGCGTTCGACTTATTGAAATGCTCCAGCTGCAACTGCGCGGCCCGGCGCATCATCCACAGCCCTTCCTGAAAGCGCAGTTCGAACAAAGGCACCTGTTGCAACGCGGCCAGCCCGTGCCGGCCCTCGTCCACTTTTTCCGGCTCCGACTCTTTTCCCCGATCGGTCACGGACCGGAACACTCGAAATGTCTCCCGGTCGTAGTAGGTCCAGGTGGTTTCCGCAATGGATTCCCGCGACATCGGCCCGGTCCGGCGCAGCCGCTTGTTTCTAAGTACAGCCCACTCCAACGAGCCCTGGGCATCGCGGCTCCAGTCGACTAAGTCCAGAGCCGGCACTCTTTGCAGGTAACCACGTCGCCCGCCCGCCGCTTCTTCATCCGCACGGGAGCGTACGTGGCTCGTCACCCGCGGAAAGTCTACCAGCACATAGCCGGAGCCGAACACCAGACCGTCGACAACCAGGCGGCGGAAGAACTCCGTCAGATTGAGACCCCGGAGGTCGCAGTTGTCAAGGAACTCCAGAAAATACTTACGTCCGCTTGCTGATTCCCCATCAACGTGAATCTGAGGCTCCCTTCGAAACAGCGTCGCGGCATACCAGTCGATGATCGAGCCGATATAATTCTCGTAGAAGACACGTTCCAAGCGCTCTCCGTACACCTGTTGTGGCTCCTTCTGACGCCGGGAAAGATAGAGAAACGCATTCTTCTTAAATTGCTCGCCGCCCGCGTAAAGATCCTGATACATCTCGAAGACGGCTAACTGCGACGAATACTCTGGATGCTCGTGAAACATGGTTCGTTGTCCTGTCTAAATACCAATCGGGTACGGACGTTCTCCCGCTGTCTGACGCCGTCCGAATTCTTCGCAGATCAGGTAGCCAAGTGCATCGGATACGTGAGTGCGGTCGGGATCTCTGTCCTTATCCATCACGGTGCTGCCGGGCTTGTAACGAACTTCCTCAAAATCTTGAATCAGCTCCCGGCACTTTCGGTTCAACCGGAGCCTGACGCGGCCACCCGCGTCGCCCAGCATCGCGTTCACCAGGTTGGTTCTGTCCCGCACTGGCGGATTCGCCCGCGGCACGCGAATCTCCACTCTCAGCCCTGCGGCCGTTAACTCTCTCTCGACAATCTCGAAGTCGCTCGAGCCGGTCGTACGCCGGCTACGGCCTGAGGCGTCGCCGAAGACCCGGACGGTTCTGCCGTGATGCCCCCATCGAGCGATGAACTCTTCGCACGCCTCCGCCGTCGATGACCTGCGGAGGACGATCTCGTCGAGAACTTGCAATCCATCTCCTGCCCTCTGCGCCACGACGCTCGACATTGGAGTTACGTTGAAGTCCAGGGCCCACAGCAAGTTCTCCTTGGAGTCCACATCGGCGTCGATGAGATGTTTCTCCCGATTGAAGGCGAAGTAAACCAACCCTTCAGGCGCGTGAATATACTGTCCAAGAACTTCCTGGGCGAAAAAGTTTCCGTCGTAACTTGACTTCAGCCTTTCATAGAAATCCGGGATTCGATCCAGGACAAAGCGATTCTCGTAAGGCGCAGCCAGAATAACTTCATAGTGTTTTGTCTCCTCTGCAATGAATTTCCGCCAAACCCAGTCCCTGCCTTTCGGCGTCCAGACTCCGAATCCGCACAGCCTCGTAGCTTTCGGGTCGCGGAGCCGTCCTTCCAGACGAAGCCATGCCTCCTCCGGCGCATATGTCAGTTCATCGACGCCGAACCATGCGAGGTTCGTGCCGCGCAACCGGTCAAATTCTTCGACCGGCCGGAACAGAACACGAGACCGCGTATCCGTAAACGTGAGGACGTGCTCCGCTTTGTTCAACTCATAGGGCAGTCCATTCTCTTCGAGCGCCGCCAGCATCGCCGCCTGCGTCGCATCGCGAAGCATCGGATAGGTGGGCGCCCCCAGCAAACCCGTTCGTCCTGGATTCTGGTAAGCGAGTCGAATCGCCTCCTGAACCAGAGCTTGGCTTTTTCCCGAACCTATCGGTCCCGAGAATCCCTTGAATCTGGCTTCCGAGTCGTGAAATCGTTTTTGGGATGGCAGCGGATCATAGGCTATTCGTCTTTCAACCAGTCGCACCAACCTACTCTCACCTCCACCTCGGTCCGTGCCTCCGTTTCCCGCAAGAGTTCCAGCAGCCGGATGTACTCGCTTACAGTTGCCTTCTTCGACTCGCCCAAACTGTTGCGAACCTCGGTTAACAGTCGGCGAATATCATCGGCGCTTCCCACCTCGGCTTTTTCTTGTTCATCTGCCAT